TTTACTGGTTCAATGTCAAGTTTAGCAAACCTTGAATTTGCATCACATGGAGCAGATTCAGATAAAGTAAGTAATCATTCAAAAAGAAAACGAAATAATGGAAAATCCAAGAAGAAACGAAAATGAAGTTGACTATGTTTTCGATGAGGGTAAGTATTTAAGTGAAATTTGGGATGCAATTGATAAAACCTATATCTCACATTATGCTCAAAACAAAATACAATCAACAGAGTTTATTGCTGATTCGGGACACGGAGAAGGGTTCTGTATCGGAAATATAATTAAGTACGCTCAACGTTATGGTAAGAAGGGTGGATTTAATAGAAACGACTTGACAAAAGTCGCACATTATGTTATTATTATGTTATACTTACATGATAATTATTACAACCGTGAATCTCAAGGAGAACACAATGAAGTTAAGTGAAAGCACAGTATCGTTCTTGAAGAACTATGCTAACATCAATCAAAGTTTGGAATTTCGCGAGGGTAGCACTCTCAGAACTGTATCCCCTCTAAACACAATTCTAGCCTCTGTTGAAATCGGAGAAGATTTTCCTAAGACGTTTCCAATTTACGAATTGAATCGTTTTCTTGGAACTCTTTCTTTATTCAAAGACCCCGAACTAGTTTTTTCGGAAAGTAGTGTATCCATAAAAGATGGTAGTCATGAATCGACATATCATTATTGTGGTAGTAGTTCAATGTTTCAGACTCCACCTGAGAAAGAAATAGACTTTCCAGATGCAGAAGTTTCTTTTGAGTTGTCAGAAGATATTTTCAAGAAGACTATCAATGCTGCTAACACTCTTGGTTTACCAGAAGTTGTTGTTCAAGGCGATGGAAATGAAATTTATATTCTTGTATCTGATACTGGAAATGTAACATCAGATTCTTTTTCAACTGTTGTTGGTTCTACTGATAAGACTTTCCGTATGATATTCAAACTGGAAAATCTCAGTAAAATAATGGAAGGCACTTATGATGTTCGCCTTTCCTCTAAAAGAATATCACATTTTAAACGTCAATCTGATACTCTAAACTATTGGATTGCTCTTGAAGCGAACTCATCTTATGATGAGTAATTTGATTATAATTTATATTATGAAAGTGAAATATTATGGCAAAAGATTCCTTATTGTGGGTCGAAAAGTATCGTCCCTCTACAATCTCAGAGTGTATACTATCCGATAGTATCAAGGGAACATTATCCGATTTAACTAAAGAAGGTAAAGTTCCTAATCTGTTGCTCTCTGGTTCAGCAGGAGTTGGTAAAACAACTGTTGCTCGAGCATTGTGTGAGCAAACAAATTCCGATTACATTATCATCAATGGTTCTGATGAGGGTAGAATGATCGATACTCTTAGAACTAAGATGACACAATTTTGTTCTACCACATCTTTATCTGGAAGTTCAAGAAAAGTTGTTATCGTTGATGAAGCAGACTACTCAAATCCCGATTCTGTTCAACCAGCAATGAGGGGTTTCATTGAGAAGTTTGCTGATAACTGTTCTTTCATCTTTACTTGTAATTACAAAAATCGTATTATTGAACCGATACATTCCCGATGTGCGGTTGTCGATTTTGTTTTATCCAAAGAGGAAAAACCAGAGATAGCATCTAAGTTCATGGAAAGATGCGAACACATTCTCAGTTCCGAAAATATAGAACATGATAAGAGAGTTGTAGCAGAACTTATCAACAAACATTTTCCTGACTTTCGTAGAGTAATCAACGAACTCCAAAGATACTCATCCTCTGGAAATATTGATTCTGGTATTCTAGCAAATATTGGTGAATTGAACTTAGACCAATTGATTTCTTCTTTGAGAGAAAAGAACTTTCAGAACATGAGAAAATGGGTCGCTACTAATGTTGACAATGACCCTGCTACTGTCTATCGTAAAATCTATGACAAACTATATGAAGTATTGGAGAAATCATCCATACCACAAGCGGTATTGATTATTGCTAGTTATCAATACAAATCCGCTTTCGTAGCAGACCAAGAGATTAACTTGGTTGCTTGCCTGATTGAACTGATGGCTGAATGTGAGTTTGTATGAGCCCATTTGACTTCATAAAACAAATCAATCATGGTAAGAAGAATCTGATTGATGAAACACCCATTCTAGAAAAAGAATATGTTCCTTTCATCATAAATCGTGGTTTGAGTTTCAATCACGATACGGCTCTCTATGCTAATGAAATGAATGTTATGAACCACCTTGATCCAAAACTTCAATTTGACTTTTTACTAAATACAATAAGACCCAAAAAGAGATGGGGTAAATGGATTAAACGCGAAAATAATGATACTCTTGAATTAATTAAGAAGTATTACGGTTGTAGTTACGAAAAAGCAAGAGACTATTCTACATTGCTTGATGACTCACAACTAGACATTATTCGACAAAATATTGAATTAGGTGGTTTGAAAGGAACAAAATGAGTGAAACTATCATCCAATCGATGATTGAAGTTACATTAAAAGAGCCCGATGATTTTCTCAAAGTAAGAGAAACCCTCACAAGAATCGGTATTGCATCACGCAAAGAAAAAACATTATTTCAATCTTGTCATATTCTCCACAAACAAGGAAAATATTACATAGTACATTTTAAAGAACTCTTCGCACTAGACGGAAAGACATCTAATTTTTCTGAGAACGATGAAGCTCGTAGAAATACGGTTGCTAACTTGCTTTCGGAATGGGAATTGATATCTCTCGTAGTGCCAGATAAATCAGCAGAACCTACAGTTCCATTGAGTCAATTAAAGATTCTTTCTTTCAAAGAGAAAGAGGAATGGGAGTTGACACCCAAATATAATATAGGAAACAAAAAGGAAGCTGATGTCGAGAATGACGAGTGATTTACATTTTTACAGAACAGACCCAGCAGTAAACGAACCTATTCGTGCTACAACAGGCTCTGCTTGTTTTGACTTGTGTTCATTTTTACCAGAGAATTCAGAAGTAAACATATACATGAATTCTCATGAACAGTTAGACAAGAGAACCAGAAAAGTAGTAGATGGAAAAATTCAAATTAATCCTCACGAAAGAGCATTAATTCCTACAGGATTAATTTTTGATATTCCAAAGGGTTATTCGGTTCGTTTATATCCACGGTCAAGCCTTGCTCTCAAACAAGGATTGACACTTGCAAACAACGTGGGCATTATAGATTCAGATTATGTTGAACCAGTTTACATGATGGTTTACAACATAAGTGGATACCAACAATTTGTATTCGATGAAATCCGTATATGTCAAGCTGAACTCGTTCATGAACTATCATATATGATAATGGAAACTGATGTTCGCCCAGAACAAAAAACTGATAGAGATGGAGGATTCGGTTCAACTGGAAAGGACTAACTTGGCTTATATTTTACACAAATGGACGGTTGCTACTGTTCAAGTCGTTTACTACATACCAGACTATTTACACGTTGTGAATGAGTTTATGTGGCAGACAGAAGACCAAGTTCCCGAATATCCCCGCTGTAAGCGATTTCTCGATTTTTGGGATAAGAATATTGACGGGCCGATTAAAGAAGCTTACATTTACGATCAAGGTCAAAGTAAAGTCAGGATGGTAGACCGAAAATTTAAAATGAACTAGAATAAAACTATATTATGTCCGAAGAAAAAGATAACACTCAAGTAGAATATAAAGAAGAGAGACAGATGGGCAAGGCCGCAAGTCTTGCTATGGAACTCTCTAAAGAAAAGAAACGTCTGCAAGAAGAACTTGAGGATATGCAGGCACAGTTTGAAGAAGTCTCCCCTAGTACACCTTCTGGTGGCCCAGACAGTTATCTCAAATGGATAGGTGTAGTTGCTGCTGTATTTGGAATATTTCTGCAGAATGCGGGACTACCCATATATGGCCAAGTTTTTTATATTGTTGGTACTGGATGTTGGACTGCTGTAGGATTTTACTGGAACGATAAAGCAGTCATGTTAGGCAGTGTTATTCCAGCAACTTCAGTTGCTATGAATTTGATACAAAAATTGGTAGAAATGTGAGAAAAGACTTGACAATATCGTCAAGAGTTGTTATAATAACTATATAATAATGAAAAATAATTTATTTTTGCCTTGACAAACGTTTCGTTATTCTGTATAATAGTACATGAAGATAAGGGATTGACCCTTTCTATTTTTTAATTATAATGAGTTTATATTATGGAAAAAACACAAGAAGTATTTGAATATTCTAAAGAACTTTTTTCAAATTGGTTTTCAGGCGGCCAAGGTCTGAGGCACGTACCCCTAAAAAATTATACTAGTGGTGATCATGGAGAAGAAGGCTTTGAATCCATCACTAATAAAGTGATGCATAAAGCATTAACTGTATATGGTTTGAATGATCGGTGTGACATTAATGGTGATTATTTTAAAGATCCTTCTGATGTTTTTGATAATCAAAGAATGGACAATCATGTTTGGATAGATGGTAAAGTTGTTATTGTAGAAGAAAATAGAGCATGGATTGATAAACCGTTCTATACTCTTAAACGAGCTGTCGTGCAGTCATTTATGACATTACCTCATGTTAAAAATTGTCTTAGTGACGATATAATTTTTATATTTTCATCTCTTGCGAGGGATGTTACGGATGTGACAAAATCTACTTCTGATGTGGTATTCGGATATAGTGATCATATTGCGGAAGTTAATTTTTCGGGTCGTCCAAGACGGTCATATAAGTTTAATTATTTTGATAATGGTTATAGTGAAACGGAACTGTTAAAATATGTAGAAACTCTTTGTGGGGTATTTTCAAAATATGAAAAATAAAATAAACCTTTGTCATGGTGATTGTTTGGAAGAAATGGATAAAATCACAAATGACTCAATTGATTTGATACTTTGTGACCTTCCTTATGGAACTACAGATGTTCATGGTAAGAAAAAAAAGGGTTCAAGTAGAGTATTAGAATGGGATACCATAATTCCGCTTGATTTGTTATGGGAACAATATAAAAGAGTTTTAAATAAAAATCATGGTGTAGTTGTATTAACTGCTGATCAACCCTTTACTTCACAATTAGTATTATCTAATTTAGAATGGTTTAAGTATGAGTGGATTTGGAAGAAGAAAAAAACCACTGGATTTTTAACTGCGAATTATAGACCGATGAAACAAACAGAAGATATTTTAGTATTTTCTCCACTCGGTGCAGCTGCTGCCTCACATAAGGCAAATAAATGTATGAGATATAATCCACAAGGTCTTATACCAAAGACAGTTAAGAAAAAAAACAATCCAGACAGACTTGGATTGTTTTTACATAATCCTGAACATATGGGTAAAGGCAATAAATTATTAAGTGACTCAGAATATGAACAAAAATTTACAAATTATCCATCTGAAATAATAGAGTTTGGATTGGATAAAGCTATTCATCCAACTCAAAAACCAGAAGCTCTTATGGAATATCTTATCAAAACATATACTAATGAGGGAGATTTGGTTCTAGATAATTGTATGGGTTCGGGAACAACAGGTGTTGCTTGTATTAAAACAAATAGAAAATTTATAGGAATAGAAAGAGATGAAAATTATTTTAATCTTGCTAGTAAAAGGATTAACGAAACTAACCCCCTAATGAAATTTGTAAAATAAAAAACTTGACAAAACATTTTTCGGTATAAATAACTATGAAAACAAAGTATAAACTAATAGTGAATGGTTCTGGAAGTTATTCAGAAGATTCATTGTTCAAACTATATTTTACGATTTTAAGACATCGCTTCCATCATCTATGTAAAGGTGAAGGATGGCGAGATTGAGGCTGACCATAGTGGTAGTCTCGCAACCAATCTCAAGTCCAGTGCTATGGATTGAGATTTCTTCAATACCAACCTTGCTTATATAAGGAGGAATTATGGTT